AATTAAAACATTCATAATAATCAGTAAAATTCGATGTAAAAGTTATTTACTCAACTGATAGGTTTTTAACGTCGTATTTGACGGGTCTGACGAATTTTCCTTTAACTGAGTTCTTGTTTTAAACTACGAACAATAGCCCATGGCAGGATGTAAAACGCCGTTGAGAGGGAAAATATTTGCAGGAACAACAAAATATTAGTATCTTTGCAAACGAAACATGGTCAACCATGATCATAATCCAAAGTAAAGTATTAAATGTTGCCCGTCACCTGTGAAGGTGGCGGGTTTTTTGTTCGCCGTCAACGTTCCATCCACCTATGAGCTTCCCATTCGCGTCGGGTCACAAGTCCGCTCAGCACCCTGCCGCCAGCATAGACCCATTTTCTCAGCTCTTTACACACCCTCTCGTCAGGAGCACCGCTTTGAATGAGCTTCAGCAGCGTACTTGACCGCAAGTTGCCGAGGCCGAGATTAAAGGCAAAATCGACAATCGCATCGAAACGTCCCTGCGTGTTGACGTTATGAATGGCGTTGACAAAGTTTTCAACGGGCAGCAAATCATCTCGCAGCCATGCTTCTGCTCTTGCTTCCGTACATGTAGTCAGACGTGTCACGCCGCGTGTGTGGCCGTAGCCACAAGTGTAGCGCCCTGCTGGGCAGCGGTAGGCTTTTGCCCTATAGCCCTCTGCCTGCTTGATATGGTTTATAAGTTTCTCGCTTGCTTTCATGTTGTTTGCTTGAAAATTAACGTTTTAAATTATGGTTATACATCAATCAGCATCACCGTCCAATAGGTGAGAAACACATCAGCCAGCCCTGCCACCTCAATCCAATACCACGCCTTCATGTTCCGTCCGTCGTCCCGTCTTCCTGCCCATGCCATTGCAGCAAGCCACACAAGAGCCACCACAACCGTCACCTGCCAGCAAACCGACAGGCACCAGCCTAAGCATCCCATTACAGCCATCCAAGCCGCAAGCACATGCGCGTTATGTTGCTCCTCACTAAGATACCTGGGAACAAGCCCCACCATGATCATGCCGCAGCAGCCAGCAAACGCCGAGGGCAGCGTTCCCTTCTCCGTATCGAGCATGCACACCATCATGAGGAATGCCGACACGATCATAACAACCGAGAAGATCCATCCCCTTTGGTGCTCCGTCGTTCCACCCAGCACCGTGCTATCCGTCGTGTGCTGGAGCTGATAATAAACCCCGCTCACCATGTCGGGCACGCCGAAGCGCAGCGCCGTGAGCAACAGGAAAACTCCCAACAGCAGGAAGGCCCAAATACTTAATACTATCATCATATATCTCTTTTTTTAGTCTTTAAAATAATCTCAAATTTACAAAATTTTCATCACACGGCAAAGCCCCGTCGGGTGCAAATTGCTCTCCCGACAAGGCCATGCCGTCTGTTTTCTCTCACAGCAGACCGAAGGCCCAATACCTCAGCCCCATGCCCACGCCCACAGCCAGACAGCCGCGCGCAAGGTCTCCCCTGTTCCAAGTCCCGCCATAGTAATGACACCTGTCGTTGTCCTCCTTCACGATAAGGGCCAGCAGACCGAAGCCGCCGCCAAACGCGAAAGCGATGGTCATATACACCAACATACCTAAAAGGTTTCTCTTTGTCGTTTTCTTCATGTCCGTCAATTTTTAAAGCAGTTAACACAATTTTAAAAGATGTTGTTACGAATTTTAGGTCTGTTAACACAATCCTTAGACCTGTTGAAATAATCCTTTAAATCGTCAAGCCGATTTTCAGACCATCAAACCGTGCCTAAACCGTCATCGTCAGCTTCTCAGGGTAGCCCTTCGTGTAGTCGTAGCTCAGCACCTCCTCAACGCTCGTCAGCTCGCCCACAGCCTTCTTGTGTGCCGCCGTAACGTTATAGCAATCCTTAGCGTAAGCCTCGATATGACTTATGATATTCTGTGCCTGCTCAATGCTCAAGTTATAGCATTGCTTGCCCAGCCATAGCGTAGTGTCCGTGCGACCGATACGCAGCAAACGCTCGTTGCCCTGGTATACACGGTCGCGAAGCTCAAAGTCCAGCCACACCTCGGCTCCGTTCAGCATAAATCCGTTCACGGCAGACGAGGTGTCGTAGGCCCCGATCTTCTTCAAGACCTCACGCTTCGCTCTGGCAAGCCCCCTGTTTGCCATTGCTGTCTTCCATGCAGCATAAGCCTCGCTGACAGCTGCCTCCGAATAATCACTGGCAGGCATTGAACACTCGACACACTCGTATGCGTCCATTTCCTCGTTGAGCACACCGTCAAGATGCACGATGCACACCCCTTCTCTCTCTTCTTTCCCCTTGTATTGACCTTTCGGTACAAATGTTTTTACAAAGTTCATTTTTTTCATTGTTTCTTCTTATTTTTAATTTGTTCATGTTTTCACAATACACACTCTCTTTGTGCTTTATCTTCTTCCATGCCATCCACCTTATGGCGTAGCTGTTATAATGTTTCAGATGTCCGAACAGCGAGTTGACGCTTCTGACAAAGGCTTCTGTCTGTTCCCGGCTTACGTCTGTCATGTTGTTCCACTCTTCAATCCTTTCAAAAAGATGCTCCACGGTGGTCTTGCCACAATATATCCTTCCGGGCATGAGGGCTGCTCCTGTAAACACGACACCCTTACGGGCTTCTTGCAGATACACCTTTTGAGGGTGCAACGTAAGACCCAATTTGCAGTCGAGCCATTCTCGCGCGTCGTGCAACACATCAAGCAGCTGCTTTTTGTTTCTGCTTACCGCGACAAAATCGTCAACATAACGTCCGTAACCACATTCGTCGCCCAAGCGTCCGATGATCCACTTGTCGAAGCGTGACATTATAAGATTGGCAATTATCTGACTCGGCAGATTGCCGATCGGAAAACCCTTGCCTTCGCCGCATGTAAACAACGACTTGTTTGTAGGCAGTCCGTCCCATAGTCTCGTGTCGCCTGTCTTCGCGCAGTTCTTTGTTGAGTCGTGAAGTATCACCTTGCGCCACAGCCACAGCCACCATTCAATGTCGTCGCCGTCATATCTACGTCTTATAACGCCCTCCACTATCCTGTAAGCCATCCGCCGGTCAATGCTCATAAAGAAGCCTTGGAGGTCGCATTTCAGAATCCATGTCTCCACGGTGTATTCTCTGCTCACATCGATTATCTGTTGCCTTACATGCTCAATGCCGTACAAAGTACCCTTACCTTTCCTGCAAGCATAAGCACAGTCAAGCATCTCTGCTTCAAAGATGTCCATGAACTTGATGGCGAGGATATGGTGTACTACACGGTCGCGAAACTGCGCACAGAACACCTCTCGTAGCTTCGGGCGTGTCACACAAAAAGCTTTGCTTTGACCTATCTCGTAAGCCATGCTGTTCAGGTCGCGATAGAGCTGCAAGTTGTTGGCAAGATAGTTCTGCATATATTCCACACAGCCAACCGTGTCTGCCTTAAAACGCTTGCAGTCCCTATAACCTCCGTAAACGTCGTCAATAGTGATATATTCGTGCATGCTCTCAATGAATTTGCAATAGCCACCTTGGTGTATGCGAAGAATGGAATCGCCAGATTCGCGTTGTTCTTGTTGTTGTTGTTCATCGCTGTACCGAAGTAATAGCTGTTCGTCGCGCTGTTCTGCGTTCTCGGTATCGCTGTCTTGTTCTTTGCTTCTCCGTCATCAGACGGTTGAAAGCGGACACCCCTTGCCACTCAAGTGGCTGCTCTCCCGTGTTGCTCATGGCTTCACGGTTCTCGCCTTGCGAGCCTTCTCGGCCTTTAGCCAGCCTGTCGCTTCTTTTGCTATCTTGTTTACCTGATAATCGAGGTTCGTAGCCGCCTTGACAGAAAGAAATTCTGCCTCGGCAAAGAGCGTGATTCTTGACTTGACTTCCGACACGAGAAGGATGTAATCATGCAAGTACACCTCCCTTTGTTCAAAACTCTCATTTATCCTTCTTATAAGATCGAGAGCTGTGCAAGCCTTGCTTATCGCCACACTGTATTCGCCGTAGCGCACAAGCCTACTGACGTTCTTGCTGTAGCTCATCAATATCTTACAGAGCTTGAAGGTGTCTTTATATATTTGCAGTTCATCTGAGAGCATGTCTTCGAATATACCTTTTGTTTATAATCCTTTTATAACAACCACTCACGCACACACCTCACGCCACGCGTTCGGTGTTAACGCTTGCGCCTTCCTCGTTTGCACCTTCCTCACTTGAGAGAGAAAGAGATAAAGAGGGAGAGGGACAAGCGAAGAATGGAAACGCCAGATTCGCGCCGTACTTGCTGTCGCCGCCCATCGCTGTACCGAAGGAATAGCTGCCCGTCGCGCCGTACTGCGTTGCGGTCCACTTATTACCTTTATAATTATTGACACTCACGCCGAGCTCAGGGAACTTGAGGTTAACGGCATCAACGACATAATCTATGTTTGCCCATGTCAGCTTCCATTGTTCAAGTGTCGGTCCATAGCCCTGCCATGCCTCACCGGCGCAGTCAACGGTCTTTGAGTGACAGTAGTCGCAGAACGGTGTTTCGATGCCCCGCTCGTCGCCCTCGGCGATAATTGTTATTGTCGCAACAAGGCCGTTATAGGCAAACTTGTAATACTGCGTATCGCTGTTGTTCGTACCGTTCAGTGGTACGTTTTTGAACTGGACATTTTGGTTTGCCCACTGCTTGGTTGGAATCTGTGCGAAATTAGCAAGCAGGTCAATGCTGATATAGATGTCACCGCCGTAGCGTTGTGTGTCAAGGGTCTTTATACACACAAAAACAAGATGGGTCTTGTCTTTTCCGCTCGCCTCCCATGCCTCCCACGTCCATTTCTTGCCCTCGTCATCAATGAGCCACACGCCGCTCTCGTAATAGTGATAGGCATAGTTGAAACGATAAGAATCAGCCATAGCCTTGCGTGTTCTGCTGTAGTTGTCATACTGCTCATACATGCCGTCTACCTTGTCTACAGCAACGGTATAGGACGTGCCTATCTTCACGTCAAAACTCGCCACGCCCTGCGCATCTGTGATATAATCTGTTTTCTTGCTGTCTATTGTCACATGTACAGGCGCTCCTTCCCAGGGCTGCAAAACATCATCTTTGTTGGCTTTCTGCATCCTCACCGTGACATGCTCAAACTTTATCGTCTCTTCAGTATACACAGCATCAATAATGCGATTACCTACAGCGGCGACATGCTGTACAGGGTTCAGAATTGCACATCCCTCTATGTAGGGGAACACAACCTTATAGGTGAAACCTTTCGTCGCCGTAAACATAGCTTGTCCGTTGCTGTCGGTCGTATATTGTTGCGGGTCTGCTCCGTTGTTGATATAGACATTAAGGATGATGCCCTCCACACTGACAGACGCTAAGGTTGTAGTCACGTTCACCGTCACATGTTCGTCCGCATCGGTCAGGTTTACGCTCTTTGCTATTCCCTGTCGGTTGATAACGGTCAGTACGTTGCCGTTCAGCTCGGCATTGACTTTTTCTGCTCCTGCTGTTGCATCCTTTGCTGCTTGGATAGCTTCGTTTGTATCACTCACCCTTTTCTTCTCTGCTGCCACACGCTCTTTCTCGGCTTGCACTCTTAGAACTTCTGCTCTCTTTCTATCCTTTTCTGCTTCCATTCGTGCCTGTTCTGCGGTATTCACGGCAGCGTTTGTCTGCTCTGCCCTCTCTGCCGCTGTATTAGCTCTCGTTGCCGACTGTACGGCTGCAAAGGCCTGTGTGTTCGCGCTCTCGGCAGCTGTCGTGGCTGCGCCAATGGCTGTGTCGGCACGTTTCTCGATGTCACCCATCTTGGTCTCCACACCCTTCAAGGCCTCCTTGGTGTCGGCAATTGTCTCTTCAGCATCCTTTATCAGGTTGCCCAACTCCACCGAAGGAGCAAGCACCACAAGGGCTGTGTCCATCTCCACGCTGTCCTCGCCCTCCTGCGGCTCGAACACCGTGTCACCGGAAGCGTTGTTGTCAACAATCTGAAATTGCTCATACTCGTTCGACCTCCAATCGTTGCCAAAAATCTTTCCTTTTACCTCCAAGGCGTAGGTCCCCACAGCCACCTTGTCACCCTCCACACGCGCAAGCAGCACGTTGTCCTCGCTCACATCAATGGTGTAGCTCAGGGCGATGCGTCTGTATTGGTTTACGATGTTCACCTTGATGTCCGTACACCCGGGCAGCGGAAACGCCACCTTCGCGCCGTCAACAATCTTCATGACAGGCACACGCAACTTAAAATCGTTGCCCCTAACAATCCTTTTCATAAACTCATAACAAAAAAATAATAAATAATAAATAATCATCTAAGAAATTGCTCCCTTGCCAATAACCTCGCCGTTAAGCTTCAGCTGACAGCCCCTCGCGCCGCTCGGCTTCGCAATCACCGACCCGTCGCTGCCTGTCGTAGACATGGTTTCGCCGATCGTGTTTATCTCAAACTCGGCCTGCAACAGCTTACCGGGCATGAGCGTCATGACCTTGCCTTGTCCCACCTCGGTCATGGGGAAACTGCTGTCCTTGAAGCTCGCCGTGAGCGTCTGTGTGAAGCCGTCGATGACGAGCTGCAACTTGCTCTGATAAATCTTCGCGCTCTCAGAACCAAAGTTCTGAAGCGTCACAGAACCACTGTAACTGATCATGTAGCTCGACTTACCTCCAAGACTCATCGTTGAGACGCTATATCCCACGTTACATGCCACCATCTGCACACCCACGCTGCCCGTCGTCTGCCCGCCGCTCGGACCGATGGCGTAACACACCACACCTGCCGCGTTCGTAAACTGCAAGTAGGGCAACCCGTCTATAAGGCCGAAAAACGCCGTAGCACCGCTCAGTCCGCTTAACGCCGTGAACGCGCCGTCCTTTATGATAGCCGTCAGCAGCCCGTCCTTCGACACGCTCTTCAGTGACCGCGCTTCAAGATTGCCGTCTTCGTCCACGCCAAAGCTCTTCTCACCGTGATTGTTCCTGAGCGTAAACTTGTCTGCTGTCATGTCGATCGTGCCGTTCTTGATGTCTATGCCTGTAGCCAGCAGCGCACGCGACGACACATCGGCATAAGAGGCTGCCGTCCAACCGTTATATGTATCGCTCTCGTCGAGCATCAGCTTGCAGCAGCGGCCCACACCGTTCTTTCTTATGGCAAGCTCCACTCTCACGTTGTTACAGCTCGCTGCCGTTTCGCCTGTCTTGAATTTAGTCTTATACAGTTTCCATTCATGCGTCTCGTTTGCCGACGCAAGAGCAATATAGCAAAGAGCGTCGTTCGCACCTTCTTGTCGCATGCTGAGATACATATTATCGTCCAGACCGCCGTCGGCTCTCGCCCACACGCTCGCCATATAGTAGGTTTTTGGCTTCAGAACCACCCCTTTCCACATAAGACCGCTCCATGTTGTCGTTGTAGACCCTGTCTGATTTACAACCATCGCTCCTGTGCCTTCAAGTCCACCTAAAGGCAGTATGGTGCAAGGGAACGTATCGGGTCGCTGCTGTGTTACGTCTGCTGCTACGTTAAACGCCGTGCCGGGCAGCAGGTTAAGTCTGCCCACCGTCTCCTGCGCCACCTTAGCCGAGATGCTCTTTGTCGTCTGCTCAATCCTGGATGTATATTTCGTCAGCACGTTGGGATTCTCGCTCTGCAAGTCCTGCTGAAACTCGCCAAACTCGCTCTTCAGACCATTCACCAAGGTTTCGACACCGCCCCACACCTTGCTCATGTCAACGTTCACGGCGATGGTATGGCTAAGGGTAGTGCTTCCAATATTGATGGTCACCGTCACAGAACCTGTCGTGAAGGGATAGGTCACGTCGTCTGCCGTATAGGTTGACATGCGCGTGACCTTTACCAGTCCAGATGCGTTTTCGAAAGGCCCCGTCGCCGTACAGTTCTCTGTGCTCGACACCGTCACCCTGCATTTCCTCGTAACGTCAACATTGCCCTTGAACACTCTTATCGCCGACGTGTTGTTCTTCGACACATCGGCAGCAAACTCCGTGTCCGACACCTTGCTTATGCCGAGCGTAATGACCGACGGCGTAGCGCAGACGGTGTAACCATTAGCACCGTCCACGCCGTCGTGAATCACGGCAATAGTGATATATCCTTTGCCTATTACCATCTCTTTCTCGTCTTTAGGGTCATTTCGTGCTCACCTCACAGGTGAACGTTGCTCTAACCGATACGTCCGCGCTGCTCACCGTCACATAGGGCAGCTTGCTCGTGTGTACAGGACTGCTTGTGCCGTTCCAGTTTGTAGCCACGCCGTTGGCGTTATATTTCGTCCATTTGTAAGTGAACTTTGTCGTGTGCGATGTGTCGGCCTTCACCGTCGCGCCGTCCTCCACAATGTTGCCGTCGCGCCACACGCGGGCATACAGCTCCGTGTTCTGTGCTCCGTTCACGATCTTGTCGCCCGTGAGCGAAAACACCTCCACGACGTAAGGGTCTGAGGCATCGAAGAAGGTCACAATCTGATAGGCTGTGTCCTTGCCGTCAGTTACGGTACACTTGAAGGTCTGGAAGTTGAGCACATCGTCTGCTACCACGTTCAGTGTGCTCACGCCGTTGGCCGTGCTCACGCCTGCCGAGATGTCGGTCCATGTTCCTTCGCTTATGTTGAGCTTTGCCCATTTCATGCTCGTCACCACCGTGTCCTGTACATTGCCTCTGAAGAACTTTGCCACGGCTCTAAGGGTCTTGCTCGCGTTAGACGAGTCAAACGTGTTGCCGTCGGGAGTCTCTATCTGCACTATCTGCAAGGCACCTCCACTCTTCGCCATGCTGATAGTCTTGTAGCCCATACATTTTGTAGTGGCACCCGTCTGGGGGTCTGTATAGGTGCAAGACCACTCTATCTGCTTGTTCGGGCTGTCCTTGGCTATGTTCGCGGATATGTTCAGCTGCCAGCTCTTGCCGCTCACGGGAGTGGCCGCCACGCCGTCCATCTTCCACGACCAGCCTGTGCATGCCGACGTGGGGGCCTGGTCGTCAGAGCTGCCCGTCACATACACCTTGGCCGTTATCACGTTGGGCGCACTTGCCGAGTAGCTGGGCGTGTAGGTGTTGGTGTCGGGGGTGTAAATCTGGGTGTCGCCGAGCGATGCCTGTGTGAAACACTGTACGGCCTTGCCGTCATTCAAGTCAACGATGGTGATTTGACCATTTGCTAAAACTTTTGCCATGTCTTTCTCTTTTTTTTATTTATTGTTATGTCGTTAAATATCTTTTTTATATCATTGCTCCAACGAGTCGATGGTGAGGACCTTTGCAGACGATGTGTCTTGAACGTAAGCCCTACAGCCGAATTGTGCCACACGCGACACATCTTCGCCTGTGATCCTACAAGTGTTGCCCACACCCTCATGCAGACGGTTCCACACAGCATCGTCTGCCGTGTCTGCCGACACCCTGTACCATGACCATCTGCTCTCGGCAATGGTTGAGGTCACATCCTCGCCGTTTCTGTACAGCGTGCCTGTGAGCAGGAGTGACCCCGCGCCGTTCACCAACACCGTGCCCTTGTCGCTCGTCACCTGCAAGACGTAGGCAAGGCCGTCAGCACCAGAGGGGCCAGGTATGCCGCCCGTCAGCTCCTTTCGCCACACCTCGCTCTCGTCTGTAGGTTCTTCCGTTGTGCTGCTGTCTCCCGCAACGATGCAAGTCCAGATAGCGTTGTTGTGGCTCACTTGGTCATAATAGTAGTAGGTCTCGCCCTGCTTCCACGCGCCGCGGAAATTAACAAGCGTAATCGGCGCACCGCTCGCGCTTATCCATTTGAATCGTGAGCTAAGGAACACCACCTCCTCGGGAGAGAGAATAAAGACCGTGTTGCTATATTTGTTGTTTGACGCGCTGTGCTTGTAGTCAACGATGCCTTGCAACGAAATGATGTTAGGCACGCTGCCCTCACTACCCGTTGTCTGAAGCATCATGATGTTCGTTCGCGAAGCGTCGTTATTCATGGCCCTTGGGTCGTCCTCAGCAAACTGCCTGTGACCGTCAAGAACGATAACATCGCCAGCCGCTGGCACATCGTTCGTCTGTCTGTCTTCGCAGTCGGTAGCCGAGAGCACTACCCACGCAAATTTCTTTCCGTTGTAGAGGTCGTTGCCGTCAGCATCCGTAATCGTCTCGTTCGTGCTGCTCACGCCCGTTACAAGTCGCCAGTAGTTGCGGTTGCCCACACCCTCATGGCTGCCCGAAGCAATATCAAAGGTTTGACACCGCGCCTGGTCATACATTTTCCAGCCGTTCTGTGTCGCCGTTGTGCCGTCATCCGCGAGAATGTAGCAACGCCAGCCCACAAGTTGTCCGTCCTGCATCTCCTCCTTCACATGCGCAATCTTGCTCGAAGCGCCGCTAAGATATACGTTGCCGCCTATGCTCGACAGCCTCCGTATCTCCAGCTCATTGAAGATAGCCTTGCCCCACACCAGCAGGTCGGTCACGCTGAGCGTAAACTTGCCGTTCACGCCCTTCGTGAAGCCGAAGCCTCGCTGAAGCAGCGCATCAAAGTCCTTGCTCTGCAACGCCTTCAGCACCACGTCCCCGAGCAGGGCATCGCCGCTCCCTCCGTCAACATGGGGCGTGTCCGTCTTGTCATCCACAGGCCCTGTACCGAAGAACGTGTCGCCTTGCAGCTGTGTGTCGCCTCGCACAGTCATCTTGCCGTCAGACGTGAGAGACCCTACCATCAGAGCGTGAGGCGTGCTGTCGTCGTGGGTCTTAGACAGTGCATTGTCGTCAACATACTTAGGCGTTGCAATATGGTCTTCCGCCGTTACAGGCGTTGCGCTGTTGGCAACACCAACGACGCAACCCTGATTCTCGAACGTTATGCTACCTCCCGACACGACGGTAAGAGCTTTGACGAAGATCTGTCTGAATTTAGTGCCGATCTTCATCGTAAGGTCCTTGAGGAACGTCACGGTCTGATCAACGGTGCTATACTGATACCACACCGTGTCAACCAGTCCTGCCGATATTGCCTCGTCTGAAGCAAGGTAGCCAGTG